AATTCTACATAAGGTTCTGAGTAAGCTGTTCTTTCTTCTACTTTTGAAACCTCTACTAGCGGACTCTCACTCGTAATTACGGTTGTTGTCGCTGTATCGTTCATTGAGAAAGTCTCAACTTTGCTTGTGCTATAAAAATCTATAAAACTTATTCCACAATATTTCTTTACTAAGTCAGATACCTGAGGTACTATAACTGCAAGACGGTCGTCATCCTTCTCTCCTCTGAGACCCTCTGCATCTTTGTATTCTGCTACTGTAATTAAATCTGCCATAATAAAGTGGTGGGTTATAGGTAACCCACCAAAAACCGTAATTAGGTATTAGCTACCTTTATAAGCAAATGCCCACTTAGAAGTTGCACCGTCAATTAAGTCAGTGAATCCTAATCTCTGAGAAGCCACTAGGACTCTTCTTTGATTAGCTACTTCGTAGTCAGATTCTATTGTAACACCTCTTAATCTTGGCATTACATAGTTTCTTGGGTATACAGCGATTGCGCCATATTTACCAGCTGCTTTAGTTGCGAATTCATCACACATGATTACTCTTGATCCGAATACTTGTCCGATTTCGCCTGATAGTTTTGTTGCCATGTCGCCAACTAGGTTAGCATCTTGGAACTCAGCATCTTCTAGTAAGTTGTAGTACACGTCTTGTGAGACAATGTAAACAATTTCTGAAGGATTGATACCATATTTACCCATGTTCTTTCTCATGGCTAATAGGTCAGCTGCTGTAACTGCATCAGTTGCTGCGAATCCAGAAGCACCGTCTGAAGTTTCGTGGTTATCACCGTCAGCCATATTTAATAGCCCAGCAAACGCTCCTGATGAATAAACACCATTGTCGTGGTTACCAGCTAAAATAGCATTTTCGATACTTCTTGCGTGTGATCTTACCATTGACTCTCTAATTAAAGGAAGTATTGGCATGATTGCATCTTCTTCAGTCTCATTACCTAAGTATGATTGTGAAATCAACTTAACTGTTGAAAGTGTTCTTTCAGCTAAGTCTACACCACCGTAAGGTGAACCTAATGTGTCGCCTCTTTGGGCTAAGTTACCATGTGGTGAACTACCTGAAGCTGTTTGAGCTGAAGCAAATTCAGCATAACCAGCATCTGGCATGATTGGGATAATCATATTAGCAGAAGTCATAGCAATTTCTCTAAATAGAGGCGCTAAGACTAGCTCGTTTTGAATATCTCTTTCAATATTTGTTGAAACGATTTGCTCAAAGTCTGCTGAAGATACTTGAACACCTGAGTGTTCGTTCACTTTTTGCATAATTGATTTTGAGTAGTCATTGTCCCATCCTTTCCCAGTAGCTAAACCAGCAAATTTTGCATCAATAATATCGTTTTCGAATTCCTTCTTCCAATTACCGTTTCCTTGTCTATCAGCAAAATGTCTTTTAGAATCACGAATACTCATGATTTCTTCAGATTTTTCTGCTAATTGTTTTTCAAGGGAATCGACAACTGTTTTCAGATCTTCATTCTTTTCATTGACTCTAGTTTCTAGGTCGTTCATTAGCTTTTCAGCTCCTGTTAAACCTGCTTCCACTATAGTCTTTGTTTCTTCCTGTTTTGCTTCTTGAGCAGCTTTTTCTTCAGCTTCTACTTGAGCTAGCTTTTCAGCCTGCTCTTGTACTTGCTTTACTTCAGCTGCCTTTGCTTCGGCTTGCTTCATTGCAATTTTAGTCGCAGTATCTTCTGCTACTTTTTTTGCAAATGCTTCAAGGTCGATTGAAGTTTCAGGAGATTTTCTTTCTTCTGACATATCAGTCTCCGTTGATGAGGATTTCTCCTCGCTTGGCTGCTCAATTTTAACAGCGTCTGCTGCTGCGGTTGAGTTAGCCTGTAAAATTTCTTTCTGGTAGCTTCTGTAATCTTCCATAGAATCAAATGATTTTGCTAATCCAAAGGTTGCCCCTTGGTTGCAAGGCACTGAGACTACTGAAACTTCAAAAAGCTCCGCATCTTTTATTTTATATCCATCGGTTTCAGTCATATATTCTGAATCCTTGCATCTGAAACCAACAGAAAATGCTCCAAGGACTCCATCTTTAACTAATTGAGTTACATCGCCGGCAGCTTTAGATATCTTTGCAGTTATCTCTAAGCCTTTATCGGTTACTTCTAAACCACTGGCTCTGCCAATTGGTTTATTGTAATCATGGTTAAAAAGAATAATTGGATTACCTTTATAGTTTTCCAATCCGCCTTTCATCCACGCTTCTGATTCGATAATATCTCCAGCTCTATCTAGTCCGTTTGTACTTGCAGACCCTTTGATATTAACTCCGCCATCATCAGTTTCACCTAATGATTTAAAAGTGCTAGTCCATTGATATATCTTTTCGTTATTTTTTGACATCTTTAACTTCCTTTTTTACAGGTGCTTTCTTAGGTGCAGGTTTCTTAACTTCCTTTACCTTAGGTTTTGCAACTGCTACTTGGACAGGATATCTTTTCTTAACAACTGACAGTACTCTATTCCAAGAACCAAATGCTCTTTTAAGCATAAAGTCTTTAACAGGTACATCGTTGCCAAAACTTTTATAGGTTACTAAATCCATAGTTTCAACGCCTTTGCTGGCTATGAAATCGGATAAAGCCTTTACCATCATGTCTTTTGTCATTCTTGCTCCTCGCTTGGTGGGGTCTCTTGTGGCCTACCACCTTCTTCGGGATTTGCGGCTGAACCTGCGATATTCGCAGGAACTCTTGGTTTATCAAATCCTGAGATTTCTTCAAGTCTTAATGCCTCCCTTGCTTCATTCGGTGTCATAATACCTGAGTTCACAAGTGTAGCATAGTAGCTTGCTTGGTCTCTTAACTCTGGTTGAAGTGCTGGAATTCCAGACACATTCTCATCAAGTTTAAAACCGAAGTATCTCTCGAAAGCATACCTAATCTTGTTAGTGATTGGTAGTATGGTTTCTAAATAATATAATCTATGGTTTGGTCGTAAATTTGCATTATTACCGCTATCCATCAAAATTGGTGGTACACCTAACGCTTTAAGTATTATCTTTTCATTAGTGGCGATGCCATCTTGAAAGTCTAAGTTCTTAAAATTAACTTCTGTTAAGTTTTCCACTGTTAAACCACCATCTAAAAATAATGGTCGTCTTCCACCAGACTGTGGATTGTATCTTGCAACCCAAGCCTGTAACATTCTCTCTTTGATTTTCTCAGAGAGTGTGTTTGGTGATTTCAGTACCAATCCTGGCACTGCTCCATTCTTGAAGAAGTTATCCTGGAATCTTCTCATGCTCGATAGTAACTGCATAGTTCTAAGAGCTGGTTTGAGTCTAGGTACTCCTCTATAAATAGAGTTAAAACTGTTTTCTTTTATGTGTATAATTTCTGAAGGACTATAATCTATACTGTGGTCATAAGTATACTTCTCTACGTAAGTATTCTCGTCACTATGTATAGTCATGTGATCTGCTGGAAGATGATAGAGATGTCTACCATCAAAATAAACAAAGATATTTCCATCAATCAGTAAGTCTATCAAAAGATTTCTTTTAAATGTGCTTACATCTTGAAATGGATTTGGTTCTTTATTTAGTAGTAAGTCTACTCTACTTCTTCTTATGTCTTTCTTTATAGGTTGTACACCTATTATCTTTTCTCCTACATCAAATGGTACTTCAGCTGAATCATCCACAATCATGTTGACCGCTCTATTTACCACTTCTAATGATTCGTAAGCATTTCGATAAGTTATAATATTTTCACTGCTATCAATAGTCATTCCCTCATCACGGGAAATCACATATTGTGCAGGATTTTCTTTTTCCTGTTTATCTCTGCCTAAAAATCTATCGTACCATGCCATATTTTTGTCTCTGTATATCCACCCAATGTTGTTGTTTCTTTGCTGTTAATAACTTTGGTCGTTTTCCATATATGTTATGCAGTTTCAGGTGGTGCATATGACATAAAGTAACAGCTTGGTTATAAACTTCGTCTTCGTTTTCTTTTATGAAATCTTCACGAAGTGCTAGTATTTCTTCTTCTGTCTTAATGGTGATATTTTTTTGTTTCATCCACCATTCAAGTAATTCAGTTAGTCCGTTATAGTGATGAAAGTCCAGATTCTCTGTACTTCCACAGATGTAACATTCCGTCTCTTTTTTATATTTAGACTTGGCCTTGTCACGAACATATTTAACTAAATCTCTTTTTAAAGTCATAAACCTACTTGTATATTAGAATTGTAACAAAAATTTTAGCTCATGTCAAGAACTATTTTTGATAGGTATAATTAAAAGGTAGTGGCACTTGTTTCAAACGAATAGAGTGCATATCGAATCGCGTCTGCCATGTGAGACGCATAGTTATGTTTAGGTTTTTCTTTTAATAGATTTGGATTTGGATCCCACTGATATTGGTCTAAACAAAGTAATGATTCTTTACAACCTTGATGAACGAAAAGTTGGTCATTATCTACTATACCTGCTACTGCTCCGATGCCATCTAGTACTGACTTTTTGGCATTAATAGTGCTAATATCATAGTTTTGTGCAAAGTCAAATCTTGTTTGTTGAGCTGCAGAATCTATGTAAATGTAGTCTATGTCCCACTTAATTATAAGTTTGTTAATTTCTATTGCATGCTGTTCAGTAGTTCGTTCACTATCTAAATATTCGTCTACTAAATAGTATTTATCTGCGTCCCAGTCATACGCAATCACACAGAAAGCTGTAGGATCTTTGTACCCTACGTCCATTCCTGCAAAAATATCCATTCTTCCAGTTTCTAGTTCGGATAAATCTGCAATCTGTGTTTCATGATTAAATGCCCATACCTGACCTTCAAAAACATTGAAGTCAGCCATATATTCCTGATTAAATTCAGCTTCTGACATCGTCTTTTTAGCTTCGTCAATATCTGTTTGTGATAATCTAGGATTTTCGTGATAAGTTGCTCGTACTGAAGCCCACTCTGGGAACTCATCGCTGAATCCTCTATGCCAGAACTCTGCAAACCAATTATTTCTACCCCGTGGAGTTGAGATAAATATAGCTTTAGAGTTTTCTTTATCTAGTGTAGGTCTTAGTGCTACATTGAAAGCATCTCTGCCATCAACAAGAGCTGCTTCATCAAATATGATGAGATCATAACTTCTACCTACAACAGAGTCTACTTGGTTAACAGAACCCATACGAATTGTTGAGCCATTTGATAGCTCAATAACTTTATCTTTTGCATTATCTCTAGTAACTTCTAAATCAAAGTGTTTAATCAGTTGTCTTTGTAAATCAAATGAGATTTGTGATAAAGAGTAGTTAGGCGACATAAGTAAAACATTAGAACCTGGTACTAATGTGATTAATTGTCCTATGATATTTGCAATATAAGTTTTGCCCTGCCTACGAGAAATCGCAGCACATACAAATCTATATTTGGGGTTGTTTATAGCGTTGATCAACGCTGTTTGTGATGAATTAGGCTGAACGCCTAGTAAGTCCATGTAACCATTAATAGGTAACTTTATAAATTTTCTTTCATCAAATGTCATTAGTTCATCACTAAGGACATCTTTTCTGCTAATGGTTATCAATGTATTGTCTCGTTGAAAAATAATAATGTATCGTCTTCGTCATCGAGAAGACCCGCCTCTTTGGCTTTTTCGTAAAGGTATAAAAAGGAGGCTGACATCTGTTTTAAGTTTTTTTCTGATGATGAGAGGTTTCGTTTATCTGCTACCTCTAACATTTTTGCTAAAAAATTATGTGCATGAATTTGACTTTCATCTAACCATACTTTTCTTCCGTCAGTTGTGGGTAATCCCATATTTTCTCCTTTCTACCATTTAACTTTATTTGCCCAGTATGCTGCTGACATCTTGCCTCGGGCAATATTTCTTCTATGTCTAGCTTTAAAACTCTTACGCTTCATCTTCATTCTACGAGACTCTCCAGCTTTAGGTTTCCCTGCTGTTTTAGCTCCTTTTTGTCCAAAACGAATAGTTTTAATTTTATTTCCAACTTTTGCCACTACTATGTGTGACTTGGTTCTGTGGCCAGGGGTTCTTTTGGGCTTGTTGAATCCTCTGACACCTGCTCTTTTGAGTCTTGGGTCGCGCTTACGGGGCATATTAGTCTCTAAAATTCCAAAATACTAGTGCGTATCTTGTCCCTGAGGTCACTTTATCTACACCGTGCCACCATTTAGCTTTTATTTCTAAGCCGTCTTGTGGAAACTGTATAGCTTGACCAACTTTTTGTTCTAAAGGTTGCTCTTTATTCTTACCTAGTGAAAGATTACCACCTTCATAATCATCATTTAAAGGAATAATAACAATATCTTTTGCAGTTTTGTTAGTTCCTTCTTTCCAATAATTACTCTGGCACATCCACATACTATCTCTGTGAGGATTGGTAAAATCTCCTTCCTCATACTTCATTACTTTACTTCTGTAGACAGGTAAACCGTCCCAAGTATCAAAGCAACTTAATTCAGATTGCTGTACGCTTCTGCCTCTGCCACCTTTTTTGAGAACGACAGTATTTGCTTCCAGCTCATCTTTTGTCATGTTCTGTGCATCAACATCAAAGTTTATATCTCTTTTATATATATCATCTTCCCAGCTTTCAACAGAGTTTATTATCTGTTGACAGCGTTCTTTTGATAGTGCGTTCTCAGTGTATTTTAACATTATCTTCCTCGTCTAGGTAGTATTCTTCCTGCTGACCTTTTGCCAAAGGTTGCTCTTTTTGGATTTAGTGTTTTACCAAATCTTGGACCAATTGCCTTTGGAGCTGCACCATAAAATCCTGCTGAGCTAGACAACGGGCTTTTTGTATTAACAAAAGTTCCTGCTGCTGCATTCAAATCTCTGGTTAGTCCTCTTTTTAGTTTATGTTTACGAATCTTCTGAGTACCATGTACACCAGTAGGGCCGCTTAAAAATGAACCTGTTCTAGCCATTTCTTTCTCCTATAAGCTTTTTAATTTGCTTATCCCGAAAATTACACTCCTGCATAGTTGCGTAATTTTTCATTTTTACTAATTGGGAGAGGGCTCTGCGTCTTGTTATTACTACAGTAGCCACGGTTTTTTCAATCGCCGAAAGCTGTTGAGTCATTTCAAACTTTTTAGCTAGTGTGCGACTGTTCATTTACCTTCTCCTTCTTCGTGTTGTTTTTCTTTTTCGTTTAACAAAGGTTGATACGTTTCTAGGTTTGCCACCAGGATTACCTGCTCTCCTCTTGCGTGTTACTGCAGATCGTTTCTGCGCCGAAGTCATTCTTCGAGCTTTACTAGCTGGTACGCATTTGGGATAGCCTCCCTTACTTCGTGCGGATTTTCTTCCACACGGAGGATGTCCTCCTCCTTTTCTCTTACGAGAAATATCTACCCAACCTTCTTTGAACCATTTTGTTAGTCCACCTTTAGGTTTTGCCATTACTTCCTTCTTTTACGTCCAGTACCCATACGATACCTTCCGCCTTTGGCTTTGTAAGTTTTTACTAGCCATCCATTAGCATACGCTGATGGGTATACCTTAAACTTTCTCTTTGCTTGTGCTTTTACTCTTGCATAAAGAGTAGGGTTTGTAGGTACTGGCCTTTTCTTAGCGGCCTTTCTTCTTTTTCTTGCCATTGAATCTCCTCAATGCATAGTGGGCGTTTCAGCCCACTATACCCCCGAAATGTTTATTTATCTTTCGCTTTGCCAACATTTAAGGCAAACCAGTCAACTAGTTTATAGACTTTCTTCATCCAACCGTCATCTATAGGGGTTGGAGTTAAAGCTGCTATTAGAGAACAGATCATTACTATTGTTGGTAATACTGCTATCCATGCTTGGAGCCATTCAAAGAATCCTAACATACTTATCTCCTATCGTACTAAAAAGTACTCCTTGCGATGTATACGCGTCCTAGTAGCCTTGGCCACCTGGATTATCCTGCAAAGTGTCTAATTGACCTCTCCACAGACCTTCCTTATTCACTTTGTTTCCATGGCTAAAAAACCAAGGTAACCCAGTAACATAAGTATTTAAGATCCTCTCGAGTCGAGTTTTATGCTCTATCTTCACTGTGCATCTATACAGCTTTTTACAACTGTAATCGACAACATATAAACCGCCAAACAGGCCGTCATTATTTTCTAATTTTCTTGCTTCGTCTAAATTCTTAACACAAATGGTATTGAAAGTGTCATGTCCAAATTGAAATGACTGTGCGTTGTTATTTGCGTCTCGAGTGATCGTTATTACTTCATTACGAACGCTAATTGTATGTGCATCAGCCCAGATACAGAACGGTTGTAAACCTATAGCTTGTTGGTTAGTTCTGCTTTGTCCTTCTAATTTTTCCCATGTTTCTTTTTTGAAGAATCTAGTATTTCCTCTTCTAGAGAATAAGTCACCATACAACACTGGCACTTCCCTATCATTTGGAACTGCGTTATCGTTGTAAAATGCTCTTGCTATTTGATATGGTGTTTTTTGCATAATTCTTTGTAGAAGGGCGGATTGGAGACCCCTCGATATTTTTCCGTGTCATGATATAATATCATGCTTTTGCGTTTAGTATAAGGTCATCCAATCCTAAATTGTTGATCACCTCCTCGGTAAACTACTTGCAGGGTTTGTTTCTTTTACGAATTCCTGACTGTAAAGCTTTTGGTAATTTCTTCTGCGCTGCAGATAAACAAGGTTTGAGTCCGCTCATACCTTTTTTCTTTTTACCTTTTCCTTTCTTCTTTGGTCGGCCTCTTTTAGAGCCGTAAGTTCCTTTGCCTCTTGGCATACTTCATCTCCCTAAGTCCAACGAGGTGGCTCGTCTGGACACTCAGCCCATCGTAGTTTTGTTTTGAGGGGCATAAAACAGTGACAAATCTTACAAGTTTTCCAAAACTTACTATAGTTTGGACACTGTTCACAAATCTTTAATCTTTCTTTATGTGACTTTTTATTCGAAGTCCGCGTACCAATTCGTTCCATATTCATTTAATTTATTAGTCCACCATTCTTCGTTATGTAGACTTACATGAAAATTAGTACCATCACTAAACTTTTTAATTGCTGGTTTAGTATCAATATGAAAATACACAGAGTTTCCTAAAAAGAATATTGAGTGTAGTACACTATCGACTTCTTCTGGTAGTATGTGTTCCATCACATCTACACATAGTACTAAATCGAAAAAGTTACATTTATATCCTGCTAGTTTATTATACTTAGCTACGTAAGGATCGTATAGTGTTGGCATTGGTATACCCCAATCTTCGTGTACATTCTGTCGAGTGTACTGCCAACCTTTACCACAACCAAAATCTAAAACATTGACAGGATTTACTCTGTCTATAACTTTCTTAATTATATCTTTGTTCTTTACTGTTGTTCTACCACTCATTGTAGTAGTGTTTTCATGAACCCAGACATACTCTTTAGCAAGTCTTTCCTTATCGATCATCTTGTTCTTTTACGATTAGGGTTGTGTGATCTTCTCTTTAAATTTTTCTTTCTAGCAAGTAATCTTTTCATTCTGCTAGTAAGTTCTGGAGACTCATTCTTTTCTTCTGAGTGCTCCACTGCCTTTTTCAAGGCTTCTTTTATTTCGTTAGCCATGTAAGTGCTTCCTGTTTAGTTTTAAATATTTGGTGGTCTATTCCATCTCCTTTTAGATGCCATAGTCCTCTTTTTTCATAAAGTTCTACACCTTCAGGTACTTCTGTTTTTACCTTTTTCATTTTAGGTGCTTTTGTTATATCTTTTTTAGAATAATCTAATTCCATTGTTTTCTCCTATGAGTGCATACTCCATATTGTAAATATGACGGTTGCTGCTCCGACAATAACCCCACCAGCTGCAGAAATCAGTATTGTTTCTACACGCTTTAAGCTATTATCCATGTCGTCAAAGCGGTTAAATGCAGTTTTCCATCGCTCCGCGCAGACTGCTTCATGCCTAGCTAGATCGTTTGCCACTTGTTCAGCGTCCATTTGTTACTCCCTTTTCTTAACTTTTGTATTAAATACATGATAATTATATCAAATTACCAACCTGATGTCAAGTACTATTTTCGTATGGTATAGATTTTTACAGGTTCTGACTTACCTTTTACAGTTACCTCGTCAAGAAACTCATAATCATAACCATCTACTAAACTGTGCTCAGATATAATTAAGTCAGCATCATATTCTTTACAGCTAGATTCTAGTCTAGCAGCCAGATTGACGCTATCACCAAGAACGCTGTAATCAAAGCGAGTGCTGCTGCCAAAGTTTCCAACGACACAGTCCCCGGTGTTGATTCCCGCTCCTGTATTAATCTCATCCAAGCCTTCTTCTCTGAGTTTTTCATTTAACTCCTCCAATGCCACTCTCATTTCGAGAGCTGCCTTTGTTGCATTTTCGACATGATTCTCGTCTGGACACGGCGCTCCCCAAAATGCCATGATGCAATCTCCCATATATTTGTCTATTGTTCCCCCATGCTTGAGAATAATCTCAGTCTGATTATCAAGGAAACGATTAATGAGGCTCGTAAGTCCGTGTGGATTCTTTTGGTATTTTTCCGAAATCGGGGTAAATCCTCGTATATCAGAAAAAAGAAAAGTGAGTCGTGAAGTTAACCCACCCAATCTCAGTAATGTTGGGTCGTCCTGTAATTTTTTTACTAAGTCGGGACTAACGTATGTCCCAAATTGTTGTTTGATTCGAAGTTTCTGTTGATACTCCGATAGGAAACTCAGAAAGGTATGAATACTCCAAAAGAGAACGGATATAATTACGATTCCACTAACGTCAAGCAAGTAAGAAGATTTATATAGATGCCAGGCTCCATATAAACTTCCTCCAGTTATCAGTAATAGTGCGGGAACGGAAAGCCAGACTGACCTTGATGCAAAAGCAAGTATTATCAGTGCTAGTAGTGTTGCGATGATTTCTGCTCCTGTAGCCCAAGTTGGTTGGCTAGGTGCAGTTCCTGTAATTAGATTGTGTAGAATGTTCGCTTGGATTTCGTGTGGGTATTTAGCCCCCGCAGGGGTCGGCACTGGGTTAGTTATACCCTCTGCAGTCGTGCCGAATATAACGAACGGAGCTTCTATTGGTTTCTTAAGAAACTCCAGTCCGCTTTGTTTGTAAAACTTCGTATTCCAATTTAAAAAGATACGACCATTCGCATCTGTATTCATCAGTGGGTAGTTTGGGATTCTTATCCAATCAATACCTTCTGGTGTTGTTTTTAGCTGGTACGAAGGATCGTTTACGGCGACTCTTAAGAGTTCCAAGGCGAAACTCGGGTAAAGTTTTGACTGCACGTTTACGACTAGGGGAATGCGACGAGTAACCCCGTCTATTTCCGGCGTAGCGGTTACTACTCCGATTCCCTTTGTTTTTGACTCCAGCGTAGACGCGGTAGGTAAAATTCCTGGTAGTTCGAATAGCCATGGTAATGGGTCCTCTCCTAACTGAGCAGTACCTACATGAGGGTTTGTCCCAGTTACTTGTGTCGATGCTGCTGAAGCAAGGACTGTTGGTATGTATTGCATTCGCATAGCAAAGTAATTATCATAATCTTTGCCACGAATGTCGGGGTTTGGCATCAAGATTGTAAAACCTGGTACGGCCTGTGTAGTAGTGATTAAGTCACCAAACACTGACCTAGGTAATGGCCATCCGCCATAAGTCTGTAGAAAATCTTCATCAAGATCAACTATCAGAATGTTCTCGTTCTGTACTGGTTCGGTATTCATGATTAAGTAGTCGTAACCAATTAGTTCGACTCTTTGCATGACACCAGGATTCCATATAAGCAATCCCATAAACAGTACTATTGTGATAACTTTATTTAGCACGATACATTTACGCCTGTAATATGATGGTAATTAAAATCTCTGCATTCTGAAGCCTCTTCATACAAGTAAAAGTTTCTTATTATTACTGCTGCAAGAATCCAGTTTGTAAGCACCATTTGCTCCTCTTCTAAGTTAGCTGCTATAATTGGAGTTAATACAGATTTGTGTAGTAAAAATTCTGCAGCAGACGGCTTTTCCGGCAGTAAAAAGTTGGCTTCCTTTATGTGCGGGTTGTTTCTAGTAAACACATATGAAGTTGTCATGTCAACCGCATTGAGAATATAGTAAGCTCTTAGTGTTCTCTTAGTGGGTTCATT